ATGAATAACAAGATAAAAAGAGTGTATATTGCCGGCCCTCTTGGGCCCACCGGATTGAAAAGCCAATATCCAGCTATCGACTTTCTATATAACGCCTCGGATATGATAAGGATTTCTCTTGAGGTTTTCTTTGCTGGTTTTGTTCCCTTCTGCCCAGCTCTAGATATGTTGTTCTTCTTGTTGCTCAGGCGTGATCTTGGAGAGCAAATTACAGACCCCATGATTAAAAGATATAGCATAGATTGGCTAGAGGTGTGTGATGCTATGCTTTTGTGTCCGGGTTGGGAAAAATCAAGGGGGGCCCTCGCAGAAATTGAGTTTGCTAAAGAAAGGGGGATTCCAATTTTTGAAGATTTGGTTGATTTAAAAAAATCCCAGAAGGGGGTAAACCATGAATACTTCAGTAAAACTCAAAGCTAAATTCTGGCCCACATTTATCAAAGCCTGTGAATCTCAATGGAAGTGTGGTGGACAAAGATATGCCTTAACAGAAGACAAGGAATTTACGGACCTAATCTGTGAGGCCGTGGGTGAAGACTGGATTGGTGGAAACATCATGAAATACACCGGGGAGATTATAAACGCAAAAAAGGCCGGTGAGAAACCTCAAGAAGTCAACTTCTTCAAAATAGCTGTTTACGCCTTTATCTGGTGGCTTAAGCATATGGATATAGGGTTTACCCAAAGGGATAAAGGGGAAGAATTTGAAATTACAGGGGGGAAAAATGATTAATTACCTAATTGGTTTTTCTGTGGTTTTTCTGTTACTTATATTGATTTTGGCGATTGTTGTGGGAAGGCTCTATATTAAAGTAAAGTGTTTTCTGGTAACCGACCTAAAAACTGAGATCGAGAAGATCAAGAGGGATATTAATGATAGCAGGTGTTTCTATATTTATCCTGGTCGAGAAGTCTCTATTAAACACGTAATTAACCTTTTACTTGATCATTTTGGTTTAGAAGTAAAGTATTTTCCGGAACGAGTAGAGATTATTAAAAAGGAGAAGCAAACATGAGTGGCCTAATCCTCATCAGGTGTGTGGAGAATGGGTATTTGGTTGAATTTCCCCAGCCAACAAGAAGAACTGTTTGGAGGAGAAAGGTTATTTGTAGGAATGATGATGAGGTGAAAGAGCTTATAAACGAAGCCCTTGCTAATGTTAAGGCTCTAGAAAGGACTATCAGACAAATGGAGGGAACACAATGGGTAAAATAATTCGATATAAACATCATGGAAGGATGGTTTATGTAGATGAAGATTTAAAAGGCAAACATAGGGAATATTGTCTATGTTTCCGTTGTGCGAAATTTCACCCCGAAGATGGGGTGAAGAATTGTTCAATTGCTAACCTGAATTATGCAATGGACGTTTTACTAAACGTGGTAACTCCAGTGTGGGAATGTCCCAGGTTTGAAGAAAAACCTCCGCTTAAGGTAAAAAGAGGGCATCCGTGACTGAACAACGGGGTTCTGGCGGTTTCCCCGTAAGGTGCGGGGGACGTGTATTTTGGTCCCCGGCTGGGGGTTATATCGACAAAAACCGCTACCCCCTTGCAGGTAACCAATCCTGCCGGGTGCCCTTCATAAAGATCTAAAAATTAGGGGGAACAATGCAATCGGGGTTTGAGTTGATAAAACCAGGAAAGGGAAAAAGGGTCAAATTTAATATGGTAACAATATCTCCTGTCTTGCTTACGTTCAATAGACACGTGGTAGAAAAAATGAATCTTTCACGCCAGAGAAATGTAATGCTGTTCTATAATCCCAAGCTAAAGATAATAGCAATAAAACCATCTCCGGTTGAAACAGAAAATACATATAGGGTTTTTGTTAATAAGAATAGAAATGCATCTCTAACAGTAAGGGGGTTTTTAAAAACCACTGGCTTGATTGTCACGTTGGGGTTCCTCAAAAACAAAGAGTCTAAACGTTTCAGAGCTGTTTGGAGTTACAAGGAAAAGGTTCTTTATGTTCCTTTAACATCAGAAGCCTTTAAAAAACTTTCTGTATTAGAGGAGGAAGAAAAGACAGATGAGTGAAAGAGTTATTCGAAACTGCAACGAATGCCCGGGATCTAGTGTAACCACTTTCTACGAGTCTGATAAAACAAAAAAAGTAAAGGTATATCTCTACTGCTCAGTGCTAAAGCAATACCTGGGAGATCTTAAAGAGAATATGTCACCACCTTCTTTTTGTCCTCTATATCCCATTGAAGACTTTCTCGCTGAATTAAAGTGGGCTGAGGAAAAATGAAGGGAACTCCCTGTGCCGATCTAATAAGGAAGGTCTTGGAAGAGTCAATAGAGGAAAATTTTAAAGAATTTGGCTTACTTAAGCAGTGTAAAAAATGCTTACAACTAAAAAACGGTTGCCGGGGTCAATATAATGCTCCCGGTTTAACTTATTTTTGGTGTGCTCATTATGATAACGGGAGGAAGAAACAATGTTAAATACAGAAAAATTTGTTGTTGAATTAACATCCTCTCTTTTGAGACTAACAAATGAGTTAAATGATATTAAAAACCAAGTTGAGATGAATACGGCAGAAATCAACAAGTTAAAAGAGGTTTCTGGGGAGATCAACACCAAGATTGATAATCTCAAAATAACTGAAGATGTATGTTTCTTGGGACGATTGGCAAATTTTAATAAAATTCTTCTGAGGGTTAATAATGGAGTGATTTCTTTGGGGGAGCTTTTGTGGTTACTGCTAGATTTCCTTGGTTTAAGAGTGGATTTCGAAACGCGTGAAGGAAAAGAATTCCGGGAACCGAATTACTATGTCATACCAAAGTTAGTGAAAAAGAAAAAATAATGAAAAGGAATAAATTATAGGGTGTTCAGTTTTTGAACACTCTACTGATTATATTTAATCACGTTTCCAGTCGCCTGGATGTAAACCATAAATAACCCGTTAAAACCCTCTCTCTTCAGCTTTTTATACATCAGCCGATCTGAATAAGAAAAATATGGTTTCGCATAATGGTTGTGAATAATCAAAATTATGTCTTTAATTGTGCTTCCCTTCTTGGCTAACTTGCTTCTTAAATATTCAACGGGAACCAAAATGCGGTGCTCTATCCGATTGGTGATTACGAAAAAATCACCATTCCAAAGCTGGATGTAAACTGACTCAAACGGTTCTTTGAAAACCGACTTGTAAATATTACCTTCTGAAATATATATTTGAATCTGTGAATTAAGGTTAAGGTGGGCCGGTAAAAGCACAATAACAATGGCTATTCCCACCAAAACCTTTTTCAATCCATCTTATCTCCTCTTTTTTCTTTCACGGCGAGGCTTCCAGCCTGTTTTCCTGAGGGTGCCGTAAACATACCTGTCTTGTCTTTCCTTGTCTCCCGGAAATTTTTTTCTTGCCATCCTTTTTAGTTTTCTTTCTAGTGCCTTTGGCATATTTACCCCCTTTGTATAAACTTAACCAAAAATCCCAATCTGTGCCGTCATGAAAAAGATATATAAAGCCATTCTTTAAAACACCAAAACCAGATTTCCAGAAGGGATAACTGGTTGTTCTGAGATTAATATATTCAATCTTACTAATATCAAATAATCCCCCCAAGTCAATGCAGAGAAACTTCCCGGAAACATCATAAGTCATTCCAAAGAAATGCCCATGAGCGTTGATTAAATTCCGGTGATATTTAGAGGCTAATCGAGTGGCCATCCTGGTCGGTATTCGGCTATAGTCTTTCGCGTGTGTAAGAAGCCAATCTTCTCCAATTTCTAAACTGTCATAATTCGTGAATTTAAATTTATTCTTCATAACCAAGTTGCCAAATATCCGGAGAAAAAACCGGGCCTGAATTCTGCCATCTGAGAATATTCCGGCTCTCCTCTCATGGTTTCCCTGAATAAGGAAGATAAAATCAAACTGATCCAGCCAATCCATAAATGGCTCTGTCCATTCTATTTCTTCTCCCATTTCTGGTCTGTATTCTGAGTAATACTTGCTAATAAAGTGCATATCAAATAAGTCCCCGACGATAATTATCTTGTTAACATCTAAAAGGTGTGAAATTATTCCTGCCCTGTTTACCCATTTTTCAGAATAGTAAGGAGCATGGACATCACATATAATCAGATAATCATCCATAGGAAGTCGGGGAGGGTGGAAGTATTTCATCTCACTGTCTTTATCTTCTTTTTTTATTATCCTTCTTAGGCCTTTCCTATATACTAACCTCTCTACCATGTTTGTTGTCACTTGTGTCTTAAGCTCTTTAGATAAGATTTCGGCTATTTTGGAATAGGTGAATCCGCTCATTATAAGTTCTATAACCCTTTCCACCTTCTCTGGGGTCCAATTTACTTTTGTCATTGTTATCACTCCTCATCAGGAATTTTAGAGGCTTGATCTGCTATCTTACATAGTTGTTCTATCCACTTAAGAAACCTGTAAAAAACCTCAATCTCGGCTGCCTTCTTGGCAAAATTTTCCTCTTTCTTGTTGATCAGATTAAACAGAATCGCCGGATTTCCTTTCTGTCTAAGAAAGGGCTCTACTACATCTTTCCAGCCCTTTGTCTTTGTCATCTCTCTTACAGCTAGGGCCACCGGTTTAAATCTCTTTAGGTTTATCTTTACCTCTTCCCGTCTTATGAACTCGTTGTAACCTTCAGTAAAAATATCTTCTTCTTTGCTTGTTATATGACCTCTGAACATGGCTTACTCTCCTAACTTTTCAAAGAATTCCTGGGGAACGGGTATTCCCATCCCCTCAGCTACTGCCCTGGATTGAGGGCCCTCTAAAGCCTCTTTTGCTCCAGCCCTTGTGGCTTCCTGGGCAGGAGGAGAGAGCTGTTGGACTATTTCCTCGGGATTCTTATTCCCTAGCTTCAGCCAAAGTTGTTTTATTAAGGCCACCCGGTTAACTTCGGGAAACCGAATCAGCCTATCAAAGGCCTGGATAAAGATATTAGTGTCTATTTCTTTAACCTGTGACAGACTCTCTGTGATGGGGACCACACCGATGCCACGCTTTAACTGTTCCGTGTCGAGATCAAAGAATTGGTCAGCATGATTTGGCTCTCCGACAATTTCTTTGTAGGTCTCTCTATCAATTGTCTCTCTTATATAAACCAGTGCTCTCTTGGCAAGGGGGGTTAGGATATAAAAGTCCAGCTTCTTTAAGTAAAACTCGGGTCTTCCCTGGCTGGCCTGTTGGAGCCGGATAATTCCAGTAGCCGTCTCTCTCCTTCTCGGTGTTGCACCTCTTGTGTAGTCCCAGAAACTAGAAACATTCTGGAAGTCATAATAAAGCGATTGCTCTTCTTTATAGGATGAAGATGTAACATCTGCTATCGGTAGTTCTTCAATAGCATCTCTATTTGTGGTCACAATTACATTTCCGGGAGCCGAGAATAAGGTCGCTAGATCCACCTCTCCAGCGGTCATGTCATAGATAAATAGTTTGTTCAAAACAAGCGACACGTTTTCCCTTCTTTGCGATCTCAGAAGATTTAACTCCTTTTGGATAGGCTTCAGCGACTCTACCAGCCCTATTCCGAAAAACTCACCAGGAGCACCGCCGGTTCTGGCGTCTAAAACCGGAAGGGGAAATGGATAAGGCTTGATTGCATATCTCGTTGTATTTCTAATAATAAACTGCTTGTTGGCAATGGTTACAACATCACCATCCTCAAAGCAATCCAGAATCTCAATCTTGTTCTTCTCGTGGGGGGTATCTATGGAAATTCCAATCTCTGAAAGGAGCTTCTTAACCGGGTCCTCATCTGTCCCATATCCGCCGGTTCCAATTCTTTCTACCCCTTCATATATGCCTTTTTCCTGGGCCTCAAGTAGCTCTTCTATTGTTGAATACCCCCTTCTGATTATCCAGTTGGCTCTTGACAGTCTCTTTCTGCCGGGTTCTGGAAACATGGAAAATGTATGAGGGGACTCTAGATAAATATAATCAAAGGCATCACTTTTCGTTGTCTCTCCAGTGGATAGAATCCTTTGGATTTCCTTTGTAACGGGGAAATTGATTAGATACGCAACATTATAAAGATTTATGTTTCTCAAGAGGTCCTCTATTTCTAAAATAAATTCAGTTCTTTCGTCTTTCATGACCCAGTTAAGGATGATTTCCAGCTCTGAACACAATTCCTTTGAAATCGAGCTCAGCCTAGGGTGGATTGAATATATCGATGGTTGGGAGAAGATTGATAGCATGATGTAGGCTATATAGTCTTCCATGTAGGCAAATGTATAGGGCACAAATATACTGTGCTTATAGACCTTCTCTTCTCCCTTCATATAGCTCTTGTAGAGGTAATAATTCTCCTTTCCCTTGTCCATATACTGCCTATAGGCATCCTCAGAGTGCTTAAACCTTGTTAGCCATTTCTTTAACAAATCAAGTTCTTCCTGGGTTCTTGTTACGGCTCTTTCTTCGAGATACATAGCCACACCCCCTTATAGGAATTGTCCTGTTGCCCAGCGTCTTTCTAACTGGGCCCTATATGCTTTTATGTCCTCTAACTCAACGTGCTTCACGTTGGCGTTTATTATGTATTTAGCACAGTCAATAAAATCATCATTTACCTTCTTCGGTCTGTCTTTTCTTCCTTTTTCTTCTCTTGCCCTCAGACTAGCCCAGCTATCCCAGGTATAAGTCTTTAGCTGGAAAATGAATTCCGGACACGATTGGAAGATATGAACCATGGGTTCTGGAACCTCAGCAAGCATATCGCTGAAACGATGGAAGAAGGTATTAAAGTCTCTATTAGCCGTTTTAAAGAACAATCCTTGTCTTCTATAAAGCTCATGAATAGACTTGATTCCTAGTGTCTTTTGCTCTACCTTGGCATGAGTTGGGTCAATAAATCTGGCTTTAACCTTTTCTTTTGCCTGTCCTTCAATCCTGATAATTTCCATTGCTGATTCCGGCACGGTCATCGGTCTTCCGTCATCCATTTCAAACTTAACCTCTCTATAAAACCAGTGATGACCTCGCGGATCTATTGCACACCACAATCCATAAATCGGCTTCTGGGGATGAGGGTCAATAGCCATAACCCTTGTCCAGGTATTGGGAATTTCAAAGGGCTGAACAACGTGTTGCCTATGGGAAAACAACGGGAAAACCAGCCCATATTCCCTAGTGTATTTCCCAAAGTAAAGCCTGTGGGCATCAGCTTCTCTTCCTTTCCTCTTTAATTCCTCAATGTCTTTTTTAAGCTTCTCGTGGCTTATATAAGGGTTATCAAACGAGGAAAAGTTAAAGGCTCTCGGCTCTTCCGTGTTTCCTGTTGTGGCAAAAATCTCGTCATACATATCAAGAAATTCAAGCGTGATGTTGTGAATCTTTGGATCCGGAACGGTCCCAATAAATAATGCATCCCCGTTGTGGTCAGCTAACATTGGCTTAACTGTATCAAACCAGACAGAGTAGGGGATGGTGGGAAACTCATCGAAAACCACAAAGTGAAGCCCAGCACCGAGCAAGAAGATCTCTTCCTGTGTTCCAAGAAACTCTATGAGGCTGTCGTTGTAAAGCTCAATATAGTGTTTATCTTCTCTCTTTTTTCTCATGAGCTCAGCCGGTAAATATTTCAGCATCACTCGCCAGGCAATTCTGTAGGCCTGGTCCTTGGTTGGGGCTAAATACCAAATTCTGGCGTGGGGTGTTTCTATTGCCCTCTTAATAATCTCGTTGACTGCTAAAACCGTCTTTCCGAACCGCCGTCCAGCTATAACCATAACAACTACACCTCGATAGGGCGGACTAAGAGCTTTGTGAACCATCAACTGCTTCTCGTGAGGAACGTATTTAAGCCTCATTTATTCTCCCTCTGTGTCTTGCTTCTCCTTTTTAGGTTTCGGTATATCTGCCACGGGCATTGGTTTTCCCCATTCAACTACTCCAGATGAATTCCCTATACTGTCTTCAATTGACTTGACCACTCTCATAAACTTTTCGTCTCCCATTAGTCCGACAACAAATTTTGCAGCCTCAAACTGGGACTTGCTTTTTTTGTCCCTCAAAAACTTATTCAGCAAAAGAGAGACAGCACAATACATGGTCTCGTAAACTTTTCTCGGAAGCCTTTGCTTTAAATCCTCATCAGAAAGGTCCACAATCTCATTGAAGGGACTTTTGGGCCTTCCCGGGCTTCTCCTCTTCATGTTTTGAAGGTGTTTAGCTCCAGCCATTATTCACCTTCCTTCTTTAATTCGTTAACCCATTCAAGAAGGGTCTCTACTAATTCTTGATAATGCCTATTAGCCCGCTCAAGCTTTTCCCAGTCCTCTGAGCTTAGGGTGGCTAAAAATACAGCCTTCTCTCTTTTGTTTAACCTTGATAGGGGGGCTAGGTTCTTAATTGATTGAGTAATCCCTTTCTTGATAGAGTCTCTAACCTCTTTTTCTGTCTTTAGCAGTGAGGAATTAATTACTTCCTCGATATATTGAGACAGCAGGATCTTAAATGATTCTTTATCACCAAATCTCAAGGACTGGGCCATGTGGTAGAGAATTGGGGTCTTATTAGTTATAATGCCACCCGTGTAATCTTTCCCTAGCTTCTTAAGGAACATAGTCTCCTTGTCAAAAATATCGTAGTAAGCAGAGGCATCACCATCAGCAACATAAAACAAGTAATTAAGGATTGTCTCACCAATTGGCTTATCAGGAACATCTTTTTTCAGGGCTCTGTAAAGCTCTTCTAAGCCGACCGATCTAGCCAAATAGAGGGTCTTATCTTTTATTAACCTGGGTTCATCGAATTCAGGGAAAATAGACATTCCTGTAGCAAGCTCAAGTGGAATCTTCATCGCAGGATGAAGGAGCTGGTAAGCCTTGTCAATTGGTGCTTCAGCCATTTCTTTTAAAATCTCTTTTAGAGACATCTCCCCCGTCTTATACCTGTGGATAAAAATCGGGAGAGAATCTAAAGCAAACCAAGACATCAAATCGTCAAGAGAACCCAAACGGTTGAAGTAAATAACTTTTCCCTCGGGGATATTAAAAGCCTTTCTTAGCTCTTTTTGGATAAACGGAGGAAGAAACAGGTGGGTTCTTGCCCTCTGCTCTTCGCTTAAAGATTGTTCTGCTTCACCATAGAAAATATTATTCAGAACATTATAAATTGCATACAAGAGATATCCCTTTAATGCTATTCTTCCTAATAGATATGTATAATAAGGTGCTTTAAACATCGCCGTGCCAGCTATTGTTCTGGCTAAGGCCGGGATAATTTTAGCCTCAGCTATGGCATTTCTATACAGCCTGTAATATCTTCTAGTGTTGACTTCCTGCCAGCTCCAGAAGGGAAATATTGAACCTCTTAATGCCTCTCCTATAGTTGATAACTCCTCATAATTACCCAGAAGCTCATTTGCTAATCTGTAGGCCTTTTCTTCAATTGAGGGGAGGGCGTCAATTTCTCCCTTAATTGAAGCGTAGTAACTCTTCGGCTTTCCACCATTCCTGATTATTTCGTCCTTAATGCTTAAGTAATTGGCATATCTAAGAAGTGCTTCTCTAACCTCAGAAACCGCTCCCATCTTCTTAAAGTAACCACCAACTATTTTCTTGAAAGCACTTTCATTCTTAGCAATTGAGCCTTGGGTTATTTGCTCATATAGCCTTCCTAAATCCCCTAGCTCCTGGATATGGAATGAACTCCTAACACCACCCAGTCTAAAGAATTCCCTCAGCTCGGGTGACATTCCTGTTTTTCTAACAAATGCTTCGTATAAGTCCTTTATTGACTTCGGTAAATACTTAAAAGCCCGGGGGTTTCCGATAAATACAGCCTGGGCGTCACCTGTAAAGTTTCTTATGTTGTATTTTGTTACATATCTCGGGCTAAGCAAAAACCATCGCTTCACATTGGTGTGGAACTTTCTCCAGACTTCTTTAATTAGGGTATCATCGCTTCTCTTAAAGAACTGGTTTAATGCTCTCTCTGTCCCTTCCCGGATTAGGAAATACGGCTTATCCTGTCCTATAATGAGTGCATCCCTTGCTTTGTCTATGATTCTCTCAACGGTCTCTTCCTTCCCAACTAAAGTAGGATCCCTTAAGACCTGCTCTACAATTCTATCTGTTATAACCTTTCCGCTATACAGATACTTTCCGGGGTCAAACTGATACAGCTTAAAGTCTTTGGGAATTAAAAAGTGCCAATTCTTAACCCCCATCTCTTTAGCTTTTTGCTTTATGTTCGCTAACAGGTCATCGTATTCGTGAGCAATGCGGTTAAGCTCTCGAAGGACCTTCAGGTCCATTAATAACCTGGTTAATACATCATGCTCGGCCACCGCATATTCTGTAATATAGGCATGATGTTTTGGCTCTAATCCCAGCTTCTGAAGATCTTCTAGCTCTCCCTTGGTATAACCACCCTTTCTCTGTCTCATATAACTCCGGCCTCTAGGGACTTTAAGCCTTCCCGTCCCTTTTCCTTTTATGTTCTCCTCAATTACATAATCAATAACCAGGTGTCTGAAATAATCAGGACGATTGAATATATGAGAAAAATCGGCTCCCAAGCTTCTTCCCAGGTTAATAAAATCTCGTTGAATAGCCCTATAAAGCTCAGCCCTTCTCCTGACTGCCTCTAAAACCTTTTTCTGGGATTTGATTTTATTAAAGAATTCTTTATATTCTCTCTCTACCTCTTCTCTGGTAAACCCATAATCTAAAAGCTTTAAATCTTTGTTGATTCTTGCTGTTTGATAAAGGTCTGCGAGCCACACATATTTCCTGAAATTACTGATTTCAGCATCACTAAGACCAGCGATAATTCCATTTATTGCCTCATAAGCCTCTTGTGGAACCACGCCTCGATAAGCCTTTATTTGTCTAAAGGCCTCCTTTGGGACAATGTATTCTGCTTTATTTGGCATGGTGGGGTAGGCCCTGAAGCCACTAAAGATCTTGCTTACTGCCTTCTTCATCTGAGTTAAAATGCCCTCGTGAGGGACTTTTCTATAAGTCTGGAAAACTTTTTCAAACCTATCAGAAAGCTTTATCTCTCCTGTTTTCTCTTCTCCCTTTAATGCTCGTTTTAGTTTCTGAATGCCTAATCCAATTATCGGCTCTTTAGGTTCTGTCTCTTCGTAATATCTATTAGCTAAACTCTTTATAATATCCTCGGTAGAAACACGCTCCACTAGCTTCTCGGCTGTCTCTATTAATTCCTTGGAAACCTTTCCAGGCTGTCCCACCCCTAATATTGCATCTGGGTATTTCTCTTTTAGTAACTGGATAGCTCTCTCCCCTTCGCCTGGCCGGACAAGACCAACGGTTAGACCTTCCATCATAACCGGCTCAGCCTCTTCTAGCTCTTTGAGCATTTCCTCGACAGTCTTTTCTCTTGTGGGTTTTTCTTCCCGGGCTATCTCAATTCCGTGTCTTTCAAGAAAGTCTTCCAGCGTTTCTCTCTCCCCGGCAAACTCTTTCTCTGCTAATCTTTTTATCGTTTCTAGCTCTTCCTTGAATTCTGGCGATACCTCGGTTTTAACCGGGGGCTTCTCTTCCTCGCTCAGTAACTTACTGAATTTTTCTTTTCTTCTTTTTATGTTCTCTAAGGCCACATCTAAGGGCTGGAGATCCGTCTCTTCAGTTTTTCTAAAACCAGCCTCTTCAGCTCTCTTCTGTAGCTTTTCAATAATTTTTTCTCTATTAAGTAACCGCCCAGTTGAGACTTTTTTAGCAATGTTTAAAATAACCTTGTCATTAAAATCCAAGTAATAACCACTGGCCTTATCAAATGCTTCTCCAAGTTCATCTTCTAAAAGTGTTATTTCTTCATCTCGGGCTCTTTCTCTTTCCATTCTTCTTAACTCGTGAGGGGTATAACTATCCGGGGGTAATCCTCGCCTGAATCTTGATGCTCTCTTTGCTAAAAATTCAAAAACATCTGAAGAATAACCGCTGTCGGGAATTTTTGTAACAATATCTCCCAGCATCGAAATAAATGTCTGGTTTCTTTCTCTAACGCCAGTTGCTAACTCCGAGGCTAGCTCATCCATAGTGACACCAATATAGGGGTTCTTCTTGGCCTCTTCTGGACGAACCAGCATATCTTCGGGAAATATCTTTTTGAGTTCTTTATACGAATAAATAGAATTTGGCCTAATTCTTCCGTATTGAAACTTGATAAAGCTCATTAACGGATCGCTAGAGCTATACTCCTGCCACGTTCTATGTCTTTTTTTGTATTCGTGTTTTTCTCCTAGTTCTTTCCATTGCTCCATTAAGTCAGGAAGTTTATTTATATCTTCTGCCTGTCTAAGCCACTCATAAGGAACCCTAATGTTCTCTGGGGTAACCAAATAGTGCTTTAAGGCTCTCCAGTGCTTCAGTTCTTTAAGTGCAGCTCCTGCCTTTCTGAGTTCTGCCACCTCATTATCTAACTGTCTGAAGATCTCTCTTAACGGTTTATTCCGGATATAATCTGGAAGTTTATGAGAAGAGAAGACAGTTAAAAGAAGCTCGTCAAAAAAGGCCTGCGAAGTCTCAGGTGTTATCTTTCCTCTCGCTATGTCATTAGCAATCTTGCGAATTGTCTGTGGATCATACTGATTGAGTAAATTAAGCAATGCCCGGGATGAAAACTGCCTTATAAACTTGGAGAGTAATGGTGTTTTATTAAAATCAATAAACTTATTTCCACCTAGAACTGCACCAAACAAAAATGCGTGTAAAGCACGTTGGGGAGCGTGTTCGATCCCTTCTTTTGAAAGGTCAGAAAATAAGGAAGCAAATCCCAGTGGAACACTTTCCCTGAGCATCTGTGCAAAAACTGGCATTCCAGCCTTCTCAAGGGCCCTTACTCCACCTTTTACTGCCATACTCCCCAAGCTACCGCCATACATCATCGGTGTCCCAAAGAAACCGGTAAACCGCCCTATTACATTTCCTAATGCTTCAATGGGTGTCCTGGGCTCGTATTTATAGGGCTTCTTGGTCATCCCCAGGGTCATTTCATCTGCCAAACCTTCAAGAAACCCTGTGCTAAACTCAGAAAGCTTCTCTCCGGCTTCTTTAATCTTCTTGGGTGAAATATAATCCTTTAGTCCTAATTGGGTGACTAAGAAGTCTATCCCGGGGGAAAATAAGTCAAGTGTTGGTGGTGCTTTATCTATGTGTGGAGGTTGCGTTTTCTGGGGCTCTTCTGGGGGCTCTACATAAATTTTAGATGCTGTTTCTTCTAAAACCGGCATCTTTATTTCGGCTTCCTTATGTGCTTCCTCTGGGGGTCTTAGCCTAATCTCTGGTGGAACAAAAACTCTCTCTATTGATTCTGGACTCGGTTGCACCTGGAGAAGCCGGCCTTTTAATTTATCAAAAATAGCAGGCTCGGGCTCTGTCTGTGGTTGTGTATTTAATAACGATTCTTTTAGTCTCTCGAATATACTCATTTTTAAGGCGTCTTAGAGAGGTATTCCCTAACTTTCTCTAAGAGATGATTTATCTCCGCATCCGTCAGGCCTTCTGCTTTTAAGTCGGGAATAATTGCATATACCTCTCTCATTACGTCTGCTGGAAGTAATTTCTTTCCTTCAGACTTAACTTCCTCAATTGCCGAAATAATCTCTGTATAAGCCCTGTTTACTCTCTCAAATATCTTCTTGTTTCCCTCTTCTATCTTTTTATCAACTTTTGCTGTGGGAACTACCGGTGTAATTGGTTTATCCCTCTTAACAGATTCTTTTGATTCCTTGGAAATGTCTTCCACCTTAATCTCATCAATAAGTATATCTTCTGGGATTGGCTCAATCTCAAAGTCTTCACTCCACTCAATACCCAAATCCTTCGCTCTCAGCTTGTTAGCTATGTTTATCTTCTTAATAAGTTGATTGTTTATCGTTTTCACCAATAGCCTTGCCCTGTTTTTCCTAACTTTGTAATTATCCGTCTCGCCACCCAAAATACGCTGAACCAAAGACTGGCTGATGGGAGATTTACCGTTTATGTTTATTCCTTTGAGGCTTTCGATAATCGCTTCGCTACCGGCCGGTTCTTTAACATATTTCAGAATGTTCATCTGAATGTTTGTAACTTTCTGTTGTAGCTCATTCAGGCCGGTATAAAATTTGAACCGTCTATCCTGCTCCTCAATTGTCCTTTCTCTCATCTTTTCTGCTTTTTCTTCTGCTGTCTCTCTCGCTTCAATGGGTGTTCTTATGTCAACTGAAATCCCGCCGGGGCCAATTGATGCCTGTTCTATTGTTTCTGGTCCGGTCTTTAATCCTAAATCCCTCAGCTTCTTCATATACTCCTCTGTCTTAATAACCCCCTTGGTTGCTTCCTCTTTTCCAGCTTCTTCCCATCCCTCTCTCTTTATCTGCTGAAGTGTCATAGCAAGAGGCCGTCTAGTTACATCTTCTCCCGTATAAGGCTGAACATTGCTTCCGGGTAGGGGGCCTCTCCACCGCTGTGCATCCGTAAGGATCGCCTGAATCATGGGGTGTTTATCAAGCTGATAATATCTCACCGTTGCAAGAAACGGCTCAGAAAGAACTACTCTTGCATCCAGCTTTCCAGTGATGTAATCGTTGTAAATGTCTTTAGCAAGTTTCTCCCTCTGCTGTATCGCCTCTTCCTCTGCTCTGGCTTTCATAAGTCCTGTTTGGTAATTCTGAAGCATTTTATATGTCAATGCCTGGTTTAAGGCTCGGTTTATACCACTGCTAAGACCACTCAAAAGCATTGTTAGTGGTGATGGGGTTGGTTTAACTATTGTTGCCATTGCTATTTCTCCTCATCCAAGGAATTTTAAGAGTTTTGCCCCCGTAAAATAGCCCAGCAAGTTTCCAAGTCCGCTTCCTAATCCACCCAATAGGTAACTCCACGCACTCGGTTGTGGCGGTTGGGCAATATTTTCAATGGGATTCATACCCATCAATGCCAATGCCATCTGGAAAGGCACCATCTCTTCTTGTCTTGCCCTGAGCCAATCCTCATAAGCTCGCTGTAAAGCATTCTGATATTCGGCCCTATTAAGTGCCTCTCTCTGTGTTAACAGGCTTCCACCGGTTAACAAGTTCTGCAGGATTTGATTCTGTAACCCCTGTTTGGTAGTCGCTAATCCTGTAAGGCCACCAGCACCCTGAAACATCGAGGCGACATTCTGATTCCAGCCTGCAAGATTTATATCAGCTAAGGTCTTCTGAAGATTAGACAGAACCTCATCTGCAAGTAATGCCTGGGCAAGGGCGTGTCTGCCACCAAAATAACCACCTAAATTACTAAACCTGCTGGCTAACATCTTTTGGGCTCTTCGTAAATCCCGGAAAGCCTGATTTGCAATTGCGTTGTAAACTGCATTCCGGAACATCGCTCCAGTGGGGGACAATCCACCAGCTAAAGCAAAGTTATAAAAGCTCTCGGCCGGAGCTAATGTCTGAAGTGGTTGCTGGTCAAGATACATCTGGCCTATATAATCAAGGGCAGATTGCTCATAAGGATTAATGGGGATTGGCCCAGTATAGCCAAAAATATCTAGCATTGAGGTGGCCTCTCCCGGTTTAAATAACTGAATATCCACACCGGGTGGGGGTTCATAAGGACCATAAACGAGCGTCTGTCCACTGCCATCACCATTCCGTCCACTGCCATCACCATTCCCACTCTCGGGATTAGTGTATTGAAGGTTATCAAAGTATTGATCCCAAAGACCGACCACATTTTGACTTAATGGCCAGCTAATAAAATCTTGCCAGCTTACCGGACCCCCTGCTTTTTTATATAACTCGGCCACCTTATTAAAATTCTGCCATCCCCAGTAAGGGTGCCAAATGATATAATCAGGCCAATCAGGGGAACGCCACCATCCCTGTTTAACCCATGAAGGATCTACACCTCTCCCTTCCCATTCCTGCGAACCAGCTAAATTCCGGTAATTTCTAAAGCTAGTCCACCAGGATGGTCTTTTCCATTTCTCCAGGTCCCATTTTTCCTTGGTTGTGTCTTCGGTTGTGTCTTCCTCGCTTTCCTTATCTTCTACATGCTCAAACGGGGGTTCATCGGGTATCTTAATAATCTTCCCGCTGCCTTCTGTCTGGGTCTGTCTTCTAGACTGCTCTCTAGGTAACCGATTGATTGTATCTCTTCTAGATTGGGGAAGAGGTAACCGATTAGTTGTATCTCTGCCGGGAAGCCGAAGGAGGGCTTTTCGTAAGGGTGAAAAGGATAATTCTTTACCTTCCGTAGGAAATGAAAAACTGGGGGTCTTGGTTGGAATCGTCTCTGAGCGATAGCTAATACCCAAATCAGGCGTTCTGTCTAAAAGCTGTTGTCCAGCGGGGGAAAATGCCGGCAACGGCTTTGGGGTCGGTCGGTAGTTTTGTAACAATTCCCGGTTTCCGGCAGGTGATATAGATTGTGGTTTTCTTTTATATATATCATCCATTGCTCTCGTTAATGGGTTCATTATCCACCTCCCCTAGTGAGAAAGAGTCTGGATCTAGGTTCATTCCCTAACTGGGGATAATTGCCCGATAAAGGATAATAGAAGGGCATCACAAAGGGAGCTGTAAACAATCTACTTACCGGACTAGCATAGAAATTTATTAAACTACTCGCCACGGGGGAAATACTTCTGGGGGTTCCCAGACTGCCCATTGTTGGGGTAAACTGCCCCACCATTGAAAGCCCGCTTCTTCCACCCCTCTCGGTATCTTCCTCTCTTCTAAAGGGTGGCCTTCTGTTCCACGGATTCTTTTTCTCGTTGTGTGGGTCTGTTATGTCAACTTCTTCTGTTGTTTTGTTGTTTGCCCAAGGGTCCCATGCTTTAGTCCTTCCACCGCTTAAAGTAAAATGATACGGTGCATAAGACTCTAAATAAGGTCCTAACCAGGGCATTCCCAGCGGGTAGCCCTGAATTGACCTCAAGGCAGCCCTGAGCATTTGGTCAAGACCAGCCATCTGAAGCTGGGTCTTAACCGGTGTTGCTTGAACTCTGATGTCTCCGCTTTCTCCGCCCATTATTCCCCTCCTAAAACAAGATAAAACTCAAGTAAATCTACATATTTGCCTTTTACAAACATATACTCTTCTTTCTTTCCAACGAACTTAAATCCTAATGACTTAAGAAACTTTATTGAGGCTTCGTTACCGTCAATAACCCGACTTACTACCGAGTGAAGTTTATAGGTGTTAACCATATCCGCTTTAATTAAATCCACTAATGGCTTAATCTTGCCTTTTCCTCGGTCTTCTTTATTGAAAATACAAGCCCATAAACAACAACTGCGATAGGGGTTAACATCTGTAAAAAAGACCACACCAAACGGTGTGGGTCTTCCTTTTTCAAAAAGACCATAAACAACGGTCCCGGGAGAATAAAGAAGAGCCACCAGATCATTCCATCCGACCATATCATCGAACATGGAATATCGACAATCAGGTTTTAAAAGATTGTGTATTACATAAGTGAGATGTTCAGGTTTTTTCTCTAATTTCTTAATACCGGCCATTTCCTTATCTCCCCGTAATTAGGTTTTTTATGTAAAAAATGACCATAAATAAGGCTCCACCGATGGTTCCCCACATTCCTGACTTTACCTCTACCGCTGTTATGCGTTTATCCAACTTACCAAACCTTTCTTCGATTTTTAGTCTTTCTTTCTGGTATGTCTCCTTAAACTCCTCAAATCCTTTAGCAAGGTTTTCGGTGGCTTTACAGTTTTGGTCAAGTTTATACAAGACCATTTCCTTCCACTTGTCCCATCCGTTATTTTGATTAACTATCTTGCTCTCAATCTCCTTCCTTAATGCCTTTATTTCTTCTTGAACATCTTTAACAGTAACCCTTCTAGCCATGACCCTATCTCCTTAATATAAGAGTGACTACAATCCCGGCAGAGACGCCATATAAAAAATATCTTATGGTTTTTCTGCTCGATTCTTCCTTCTGAATCTTTAGCTCGTTTCTGAGCCTCTCTATTGTTATGGAAAGGGCCTGTTCTCTCAGAATAATCTCAGACTCTCTTCCGGCTAACGCATTTTTGCACGCTTCTAATGATTCTTTCAGGGCAATATTCTCTTGCTTTAAGGCTTTATTCTCAGCAACTAAAAAGGCAATCTCTCTAAAAGTATCTACACCCAAAGATATCCTGTTTCCAGAATATTCAATATCCGTGAAACCAATCTCCTCAATTAACTCCTGTGGTGTGGCTTCTTCCAGTCGTTTCTTGGTTTCTAAAAGCTCTTTTCTTATCTTTTTAGCTTCTTCTTCCTTTTGGATGGCATAAATCTTAAAAGCCTCAATAATTCTCTCCCATTTCTTAATATCTTCTTTCTTCTGCTTTTCCATCGCCTCAACTTTTGCTTTATACACTTCGAGGGTCTCCTTTACGGGGGCCGTATAGCACGCATCATAAAACTTAACCGTCACCCCAATCAGCAAGACAATCACAACCCCATAAAGTAAATTTTTCATTTTTTCTTCCCCGCTATGGATATTTGAACAATAGGCTCCAAAACCCTTGTGGCCATATAGGCTATAGCTATATCCCTTATGGCATTTACGGCCACCTGGGGTTCAAGCATAAATAAGGGAATTGCTAAATAAATCAACGTGAACGACAATATCGCCACCTGAAACTTAGTGGACACCATCCACTTTATAAACCCATCTCTGACCCTCACCATTCCGCTCCCTCATGTAATTTTGGGCTGTATCTTGGGATAATCAAAAAGCCTAAATCGAAATGAACAAATGTTTTTCCTTTGTCTAAATATCTCTTCCATCCTATTCTCGGTCGGATATCTACTTTCCTCAAAATCTCAACCGCCCTTTTAACTTCAGAGACAGAATTAAAGTCAACATCCAAAGCAAGTCCAAAAACGTGGACCGACCAATAGGTGGAAGAGATCTTGTTCATCACCAATTCTTTTTGGTGATCTAAACACCTGTAACCACTGGTAATAATCGGCCAATAACCCAGCTCATCTGCCAATCTTTCATAAACCCTAAAAAGAACTGAGAACTCATAGTTGATAATTGTTTCGCCGTCATCTCCAATATCATAGAGATCAGGTGGCAATTTCCCACAATGCGGGCACTTATATCGCCTTAAAATATCCTTCATCCTCTTTTCGTCAATCATGTCTGCCTCTCCCTGATTATTTCTCTGACGGCTCTTTCAATCGCTCTTAACTCCGGCTCCTTGTTTAGCTCAAAGCTGACACCATATTTACGACACTCTTCTCTTGTGAGTCCCTCAAGGGCTGATTTTCTCCATGTTGCAATATTGGGAATGGTTGTGCTCCTTACCCAGGCAGCAGCGGACATGATTATCCAGCCACCACCACCATTCCGATAGTCATAAACAAGGCCGTGATACATATCAAAGGAAGAGGGGCGCCTGAATTCCGGGTTCCAATTTTTTCCAATTAAACCGGTTCCTATAAGGCCGGCTTCATAAGTCTGGGCCCCATCTGAATCACAAACAATCCTGCGTCCAAAGGGCTTATAAAAGTATTTATAAAAATCACGGTCATGACGGTGATAGCGGATAAATGCCCAGGCGGTATTAATTCCATGATGCGAATAAAGAATCTTCTTGTATTTCTTCAGCCATTTATAACCAGCGGGATCATCGCCATCTAGCGATCTGTCTATATGCTGAACCATGATTCTCTTCTGTGGGACCTTAAGTTTCTTGGTTAAATAATCAATCATGTGATAAGTCCACTGGGTTAGCGGTTTGGGCTCAAATTCGTGTGGCTCATTAATCAGCTCCCAGATAACCAAGGGATTATCAAAGTGTTCTACCATTGCTTGGCAATAGTCCTTGAACATCGCTATAACCAGCTCATCTTCAATAAAAGCTCTTGGTCTCGAGGGGGATTTTATATTGGAGTTTCTTCCGTTCCACATTGAGAAGTGATATCGAAAGCCCTTAATACCCGATGCAAGGCAGATAATTGTCACAATTCCCCTTTCGTGGAAGACCCGTAATCTTCGGGACATTTCGTTAACATAGGCGGGAGAAAGAATAAGTCTTCCATTTCTGAATCTATAGATATATCTATCGTTGCGAATCTCTAGTGGCTGAATGTATCTATAAATAGAATCTGGTCTCTCCTGACAGTAAGCAAATAAACGGATTACATTTACGCCACGTTTCGCAGATTCTTCTCCTACAAACTCAAATCTGTTCATATTCCAATTCGTTCCATCCTGGAAGGGAATGACAAAGCCATCTAAATCCCAGGGGACATAACCAACCATAAAGTTATAAACCGAATAAGGAAATATAGTTCTGGTAACTGATTTTTTCTTGGGTTTTTTCTTGTTTTCTTTCTTCTCTTCTTTCTGTTTATCTTCTTTCTTTTTTTCTTCTCGCTTAACTATTTCTCTCTCATCACCGGCTTTAGAAAATGCTGTTTCTTTCTTATTGAATAATCTTTTACAGATGCCTACAAACCTATTCCAAAGCCAAAGAATAATCTTTTTTATGCTCATCTTGCTTACACCTTCTTAAAAATTGAAGCATTAGCATCTATGGTATAGCCATCTAAGGTTTCTTGATTCTGGATAGAATACAGTTTAATCTTCGATACGTGAGGAGTAATTGAAACTGTCTTCTGAACTGCATTTAGCCCATTAGGAGTCACATTAATGGTAAGATATGGTTCGGTATCCCATGAACCTCTTGCTGGATCATAAGCCACAAAGGCAAAAGTAACATCCAGACTAACACCAGCATTATTCCCCTTGACGTAAACAGAAATAGAAGCAAACTTGGCATCACTCAGGTCAATTTCATTCGAGCTAACCACCTGGGTAGTATTAATAGGAATAGTTACATCTGAATCTAAAAATTTTCTAAAATAAGGAATCAACATCGTCTTACCTCCTTAAATAATTTTTTCAATTAACCCTCCTCTAAAGTCTCTCCGCAGATTCCAGGAATATTCATTTCTTCTCCAGCGGGTTTGAAGTAACATTTTTCTATAAATTTCCACCCCTCGTCTGGAAGCCAAATAAGGAAAAAGAGCATATCGAAGAAGTCTTCTTCTTTCCGAATATACGCTCCAACTAAATCAACTTCCCAGTGAAATCCATAGCAGGTGAAAACATCTCCTTTTTTGAATCTTCCCTTGGGGTCATCTTTTATTGCCTCTACTTTAAACACTGTCTAACTCCTTCAAGATTTGTTGCAGTTCCTCTATATTTGCAATTAAATGATTCTTCACAGCAACTTTCAGTGTGCCTGGAGATACAGAGTTTAAAAAGCCAACAATATCTTCCCAAGTCCCTAATGTCCCAATGTAGGAATAGAGAGCATTCACAACTAATGCTCTTTTCCTTTTCTTTTGATTGAGAATTTTTATTTCGTCCATTTTTACACCTCAAACTAATCTTTCTTACAGAAAACAACGTCTATATAAGGGGGGAGATGACTTGCACTTCCCGAACTGAAGGCAGCAATATCTACTGTATGATGGTGTCTCCAAGAAATATCTTGGTCGCCAGACGTAGCATCCTGATAATACCAATCATCACTAACAATTCCGCTTGTATTTGTGCTTGGTGGGTCAATTGTATGAGTATGCGTAGAACTTCCTCCGGTTCCTCCATAAGTAGCAGCACCACGGAGAAATTTCCCATCAAAATCTGCAACTCTTGTCCAGCCTGAGGGGCAAGAGCCTTGGAAGATTGCTATCATTCCAGATGGAATAGCCTGTGATGCAAGGGCAAAATCAGAAGCGTGATATCCGTCTAGTTTATCTGAATCCGGAACTTTATTATTTCCAATAAGACTATCAAGATAATAAGAACCAAAATAAATCTTTTTCCCTGACGCCATTGTCAGGTCACCATACATCGTATCGCCTTCTTTAGAGAGCAACCAACCATAATCACGTCTATATCGATAACGAGCTGCAAAACCTATTTGTCCTATCTGTATTGCACCATATGTAGAATTTCCGGATTTGATAGTAATCCTTAACTTTGTTATATAGCTATCGCTATAAAAGTGTACATTGGTTTGAAAGGCAGAGGTTGTGTCTGCTACTGTATGCCAAGATGCATCATTTGAAGTATAAACTTCAATTTTATAACCTGAATCTGGTTTTCTATTCCAAGCAAAATGAATCCAAAAATATGTAGAATAATGTATGGTTCCAAAATCCTCAATCGTTATTGTCAAAGGATATGTGGTTAAACTATCATCCCACTTTGCATAATTAGGGAAACTACTAGTAAACATATATTTTAAAAAACCTGCATCTGGAGATTTACTTGCTGTAACTGTATATCCTTTTTCAACAGCAAGGGCGAGTACATTGTCCTCAAGAGAAAGTCCATAGTTGTAATAGTCTCGTGAATCTAAAAGAATCCCTCTCTTTACAAAGTTATCCCCCATCTCTAAAGCACCCTGAAGTGACAATCCTGCAAAACTTGGGCTTGCTGATGTCCTAACATCCTGGTCAAGGTCATAGCCATCTACCTTATCAGCATCCGATACCTGAGAAGTTATCTCACTCCCTGGGTGAGTATGACTCTCTGGGGGAAATGTTGACGGTTTATCAGGTATATTATTCCAAAAAGGGCTACCCCAAAAATCAGATATATCCCCTCTTGTGTGTTGATGGCTATCCGGCGGGAAAGTAGAAGGTCTATCAGGAATGTTGCTCCAAAACGGAGAATCAAAGAAATCAGGAATCTCCCCCCTCGGATGGGTATGACTTTCCAAAATATTAAAAGCATCTTGAATTCTCGTTAATTCGTCGTCTATCCCCTGCACAAGTCGGTCAATCTCAGACTTCCCCGTCCGACTTTTTCTAAACGACTTCCTGTACAAACTCATTTACCCCTCTTTACTTAATCGTTGTGATATAACCCTTAAGAATTAAGCCGTGCAGATTAAAACCATAAATATTACTGGAATCTCTTATTCTTAACTTAAATTCTTTTCCCAAAACATCGGTGTAAACCGTGTATCTTCGAACCCCGCTGTTACCCGAACCGGTAACATTGTAGTTATAAGAAAAGTTCTCATTCGCCTCATTTGCTATATCAAGAACAAGGTTGATGTCGTTGTCAGTAAGTTTCTCAATAAGAAGATCTACCTGTAATATCCTTTTATTCCTTGTCCTGTCCTTTAAACCAATCTCGGGTAAAACTGCCGAGCTGGTATAAGGATTAGCTCCCAGGTCAACATATTCAGACCACATCTCTTGATATACATAACCATTGACATCACCAATTAATGGGATATAGCTAAGACCAGCAATTCTTTGCTCTGGACTTAAAGTTACATTATCAGTATCTTTTTCTAAAGCACCTATACAAGTAATATCGAAAGGAAGAGTCCGTTTCCCGACCAGCTCTCCGGTCCTGACATCCAAAATAGCAAGTTGGTCATTACGGGAGTTTCCAACAGCCGGGTAAATAAGATAGATATATTCAAGATTGGGAAAGTAAAAAGCTATCGCCCTTTCGTAATAAACAGGATCAATCCCGTCTAAAACTAGTTTATTAAACTTGTTTTTAGATATTGTCTCAGGGGGTTGCCCGGGAATAAGCCGAACCATCCCAGACTGGGAAAGGAAGTAGTGAATATTTTCTCCGCATAAAGTATTGGGTGCTAAAAGACCTATCCTCTCAGAAAGAGGAGAGGAACCAAACCCTGTCTGTTCTCCAGACCAAAAAACACGGTAAATAGAATCAGAGAAATAGACTATAATTGAATCTTCCATCTTCTTGGCGTTGACAATCTTTCCCTCTGAGGCAATATCTAAAGAATCTTCTGGATCAAAGATTGTAATAGCTCCCGGATTAGACCATTTAAGCCTTGTGTAATGCTCTGTCCCGCTCTCAATTGTCCTGAAAAGCATAAGGTAAGTCTTATGCTCCAACAAAAACCTTGCTTTTAAGGTTGTGGGGTCAAGTAAATTTCCTGAATTGATGCCATCGTAATATTTGATTATTCCAGAATAAGAATCAGTAATTACTATCTTGTCATCTATATTGGCCGAGCTAACAACTATACACCTTTCATCTAACGACAAAGCATTGGTGTAAATGCTTGACCAAGGGGTGTCTCCACCAACATATTTGTAAGCTCCTGTTGTTGTAACTAGAATCAAAAACTTTTCGTTGGTTGTATATTTCCTGTAAGTTGGTAATCCTAATGCTTTTTCCTTGGGAGTTGCAGTAAAATAATTAAGTCCCCTCTGTTTCATAATTTTTCCTTCTTTAATTAAAACCCCATCAGCATCAGATAAATAGAGAGGCTTATCGGGTTGTGGGATAATCTTCTCAAGTATATCTGTGTTTATCCCTACAAACCCCACAATCTCGGCTAATGGTGTAAGATAATCCATCATTAAACCTCTATATCATGGGCAATTCTGGCTTCTCTCCTTACCCATTCATTATCTACAGGGGAAATATCTGAATACCTTGTTCCCCCGGGGGTGTATATAATCATCCAATTCCCGGAAGTCTTTATTATGGATACAATCTTCTCAGAAAGACTTATTTGTTCTCCAATACTTCTTGGTTTAATATGTGTTGGTGTGATATCCTCATCCAGACTAATCGACTCTTCAATGTTTTTAAAATAACCAACATAAACATCTGTTAATTCATTCAATATAATTGACTCAGACAATCCTTTAGAAACATCTCTGTCAGATAATTTTTCTAAAATGTTAATCGACTCTGATGGGCTTTCTTTTTTTACGTTTATAACGTCAAAGTAAGTAGAAGATAATTGCTCTGTATTTGCCACCCCCTCGGAAAAACTTTTAAAGCTGCTCTTTTTTAATATCTCAGATAAATTGATGCCCTCACTTATTCTCCTAAAAAACCAAACTTTCTGACTGATCGATTCGGATGGCTTAACCAGCTCGGACATAGCTTTACTAAAGTCCTTCTCTGGTGCTGGAGAGAAATTAAGGCTTTCAATTATTGACTTCTTGTGTCTAAATGTAACAACAAGGCTTGCCCAGTCGTAATATCCAAAACTTTGAATATAAGCACTTCCTGTCTTTGCTGAGGCCGGAGAGGCAATAAGCAAAAGCTTATATGTTCCTATGCCACCAGCCTGAAAAGTGGGAAGGACATTGACATTGCTTAATATCTTTGCTTCAGAACTGCCGGTATAAGTGACTTGGTAATACTTATCATAAACCCCATCAGGCCTTATAATGTAAATCTCAAATTCAACTGACCCATCTACTATATCCCCACCATAGGTCTCCCACCTGGCAAAAACCTCAAGTGTTGCACTAATTACTTCAGCCTCAATGCTTAGCAACTGCCATATTTTATGTGGTTTTTTGGATGTGGAATCGCTGTAACTTATTGCCTCAGCCTGTCCATCTACCCACCCAAACGCATAACCACCATCTACACCATTAACCCACCCGTTTAAATTATTACTGAAATTATTATTGATAAGAATTTCACCCATAATTAACCTCTATGGTCTTCTCAATGATGTAACGACTTTGTGTTAAGTCTGAATAACGAAAAGCAGAACTTTTGGGTAGATAGACTAGAATATTCCTATCATCAGTAGCAATGTGATCGATATACATCTCCATCCATAGCTGTTTCAGCTTTATTGTTTCTTCTATTACAATTTGAACCATCTTCCATTGAAATTACCTACTAACTATAACTTTGTAAGTGATCTCAATCTGGTCATTCTCAGCAAGATTTACGTCGGAAAATGTAACCCTATTTAAAAGAAGCCCACTAGCGGTTTTTAAACCATATTCCCTGACCGTCCAGCCACCAACTGGTGCAGTATGAACCGAAGTAAACTGAGCGGTATCATTGGTAACATTGGTGGTGACCCTAGAGAAGGAAACAGTTTGCTCGTCAAGCTGGTTACCTAAAGCAGTATCAGCAGTAGTTGGGGTCGTCCCATCATCGCCAATAGCACCCTTAGTAAACGCCTCGGCTGTTGCCTCACCTAAAAGGTAAGCAATCTGAGCTAGTCCATTGTTAACAATGGTGTTTTTCTTTCTTAAGAGAAAAATCTTTTCCTTGGTTTTTCCGTCTATCTTATGAAGCTCAATAACTCCTATAAGTTTCATCCCTCTGCCTCCTATAAGCCTTCGTAATTAAACTGGGGGAATACAATCCTCTTTTTATCCTTAAACTCATCCCAGCTTTGAAATCTCATCTTGGCATTCTTGAGATAGTGCCTTCTGTTTTGGAGAATAAGAGACTGCTTCTCTTCCTCGAAAAGGGCTTTAAACGCCTGGGCTGAAGCCATATCCTTCATATACAAAGCCATCTTGAACGCCATCCCGTAGATATGAAGATCAGGAAAATGGGTTAAGAAATAATCACTGAAGCTGGTGTCCTTTATCTCTTCCGGAAGGCCATTGTAGAAAAGCCTAATCTCTTTACCGCTCTCAGTGGGGATCGGCCTGATCTCAAACTCTCTTCCTCGCATGGTAACCCATTTGGGTGTAACGTTTAACCCTGAATCATTGCTCGGTAATCCCAGGCCTATATCAATGACTCCGGGCGGTGATTTGACAAGAAGTGTTCCGTCATACCAAACATTCAGGTCGTCAATAAAGTCATCGGGAAGCCCATACCTGGATTGTCCAGCCACCGAACCACCATCGACAGTCGCTTCTTTGTAAAGAAAATAAAGCCCGTGGAAACCCCCAGCCAATGCGTCTAAAGCCACCCGTCTTCTGACCTCATTAGCCCAGCGATAGTGCCAGCTAGTGGAAAAAGAACGGCCGTCTCCTTTTTCTTCCACCGAGCTAATGATGTCAGAAAAGGTTATACCCATTTACTTGCCTCTCCTGTGGGAAATCTTGTGTCCCCGAAGAGCCATCTCGGAGCTAAACTCCTTTTTGCAAACATCACAAACAAACGGCCCGGCCTTTTTCTCCTCTAACTTGACTTTGGGATTGCGTAACTTTTCAGCCCTAACCGTCTCTTCAGGAACCTCGGCTTCTTGGGCTATGGTTTGAGTGTTAATTGACCCCCTAATAGTCTTCTGCTTCTTGGCATTAATTGAAGCCTCAACAATCTTTCTGTCCACCTCGCTGATCTCAAAAATGACACCCTCTTTATAAGCAATGGAGTTCCTGATGGCCTTAATTTCTTCCGGGTTGCTCGTCACATAAACCCCGTTCTCGAACTTAGCGATCTTTGCGGGAACCTGGATAATTCTCCCGTCCGGAGAAAGAGAAAGAGACTCTGGTCGGATAACAATCATATACCTCAGGGCATTTACTCTAAACTCAACTTTTTCGGCATTAGCCATAATTACCCCCTAAAAAGAATTTGGGGGTCTCGCTTCGTGGGGCCGAGGTATGACCGGGTTCATGCGAGACCCCCATCATTTTGGACTAACCCCTGACTGGATTAGGCGACGTTGTAGATAATGCCGTGTCGCTCGGCGTTGTGAATTTCGAGACCACAGTGAACCTGGTATTCATCCAGGAGGTAGTGAACATTCTTGGGCTGGATATCTACCAGAAGTTTGAAATCTAAGCCATCGAGATACCGATAAACCAGCTCCTTGACATCGAGAATAAAGGCCATCCCAGCATAAGGACCAGTAAAGTTTTTATCCAGAACCAGATTAACTACCCCAAAAGGAGAGAGGTATTCTCGAACCGAAATTCCATATTTCTTCTGAAGACCAGGCGTAAGTCTCTGTTTGTCGGAAGCAAATGCTGAAATATCACCAATGATTCTCGGCCCGGCGAACAGGAACCGCTCATCAGAACCATGGGCAAAAACATCCTCAAGATGCCCTAAGAAGGCAGATTCCGTAAGCGATGAACCACTAGCATCCAATTCTGGAGCGGTGCCTTTCAGGAAGTAATAAACTCCACCAGTCTGATAACGGGGACCGGAAGAATCGAGCTTGGGCTCACCGAAGAGGAACTGGACCTCGATATCCCGCTTCAGCTCGTTGGCTTTCTTTCTCCGCTCATAATTCCGCCGGTTTCCACCATAAGTAGCAATGGCATTAGCAGTCTCGGTGATCTTTACGGTTTTGGAGAAGATCTGAATGTAATTGCTCTTCCGGCTCTTGGCGGTGACCATCGCATCGGGAGCAGTATATCCCTCAGCCATGGCTGAACCCAGACGGAAGAGATAATCGTTGTCATTAATAGCAGCAGCAGAAGTCGAACCCCATCCTCTGGTAACAGTAATTGTATTGGTGGAAGTGTTGACGGCAGTGATGAGCATTACCTCATTGGTCCGGGTGTTTTTCACAATGTCATAAGGCTGGAAAATATCAGCATCATCCACCACCAGGTCAGTAGCAGCATTGTCGTAACCAGTAGCATTGTTGATCTGAGTGTAACGGCCGATGTAGTCATCCTCGAACCAATGAAACTCCACATCCTGAGCTTTTAATTTGCTCAGTTTACCCAGAAGAGAAAGAAAGGGATTGATGTCCGGGTCGAGCTGAAAAATCATATCCCGAACATCATACTTTTTGATGTATTGTTCAAAGTTCGAAGTGGTGAAAGCACCACGAATATTGGCCATCTCTGTCCTCCTTATTCGCTGTAGAATTCAGCGTCCATGATGGCCTTCTGTAATTCTCTGGACTCCCTCTCTATGTCTCTCTCCTGCATATTTACCTCGGTGGCGGAGGACGTTACAGGTGCTTGGCGAATCCTGGAGACAAGCCCCTTCAGCTTCTCAGTGTCAACAGCATCTAATCCCAGCTTTTTCTTGAGAACATTAGCCCAGACTTCCATCTGCTGATCATAAGCTTTCTTCGCCATGTCGTATAAAGTCTCTACATCCTGAATACCGGTCTGATTGTGAATCTGAAGCATTAACGGCCTCAAATTATCAAACTCAGCCGGGTTCCTGCTTCTAACCCGATGAAGCTCCGCTAAATACCGGTTGTATTCTCGCATCTCAAATTCTTTGCGAACCTCATTCAAAACAGCCGACTTAAACTTTTTCACAAACCGCTTCAAATTCTCTTTGTCAGAAACAATATCCACAGGGTTCTCAGGTAAATCCAACTCCTCTTCCTGCTGAGGCGGAATAAACTGAGGAACATAGCCAGGTGCAGGAGCCGGAGACACAGGAGGAACACCAGGAGGAACCACAGAAGCCAACCTCTGGACGTCCTGAGATAACTCAGTGTTCTTCTTCTCTAAGTTTTCCGCCCACTCAACCAGCTCGGAAACGCTCTTGAACCCCTTCTTCTTCATGAGGCTCGAGAGCCTTTCCACAACCTCATCATCCTTGTCCGTAACAGGGGGACTCTGAGGGCTGGTCTCCTGAGCTTTATCCTGAGATCCACCAGACCCAACCTTAGAACCCTCTCCTTCTAAACTGAAGACAGAAGGGTCCTGAAGCCCGTCCTCTTGTCCAGTAATAGGGGAGGACTTTTTCTTCTCACTCATAACTAAACTCCAAACACACTACTGGGCGTCATAATAGACACCTCACTAATAATATAATCTGCCACTGCTTTTTTGTCAAGTCTTATTTAAAACCCAAAGGCGAGGCCTATGTGAAAGGAGGTTTTAAGGGGGGATATACGAGGAGGTCGGCCTCGCCTTCCCCGTAGGCCTTACGAGGCTGATATTATGCTAAAACATCAATGGCTTTTTGTCAATGCTAGATAGTAATATTTCGGCAGAAGGAATCTCTTATGGAAGAGAAAAATAGGGAAGTTGTGTGTTTTCTCGTGTAATAAGTATATCGACCGGTCGATGGCCCGGGAGTCCCGGGATCCCTATGGGACCCCCCATCTCCCGGAAAAATTGTTCAATTTCTGGACATTTTGTGACTATTCTAGCATGATTTTTCATGGAAAAATCATAATAAAATGCTTATAAAGATAAAAGTTAACATAAGATTAGTTATACGAACCATGTATTTTTATCTTCTTTATCTAGAACCACATAGAAAATCCTAGTATTACGATAGTGATTAATAGTAAAAGGTGCCATGTTCTATTTTTTTAACCATTTATAGTGAATAAGAATGTTAAGAAACTGAACACTATTTACTAACATAGTTATCACTCTAGTAATTATAATATATATACTAGCAATAATCAATAAAACTAAAACACTACTCCAGTATATTCTCTAGATCATAGATAACACCATAAAGATACATACACCATGAATAGGGATTTATTCATTAATTGAGTAGAAAATGAATAAAAGCAAATAAAAAAAAGAATTGACAAAAAAGACAATTTGTGCTAAATAGATAAGCGAAAGGAGGTTAAAAATGACGGGTAAAACATTAATAAAGGGGGTTAAAATACAAGGCTTAAAAGAAATAAGGCAAAAAGAAAACGAGATTTTCGTAAACGCTTGGAGAGAGGGGGAGTTTTTCCCAACTGAATTTGATACCGAGCTCAATGAGATCCAGCGTCAAAAGATCAGAATATTAAAAGAAAAGTGGGGAAAGATATATGGCGTTCGGATCAATGAAGGCGTGCCGGTTGAAAGGTTGAAAGGAAAAGTCTTAAATTTCAGTTGTGACGCTGTGATCCCTTGCTATTCCGAGGAACTGGTCCGCTTAATAGAAAGATACAGAAAGGCTGATTTTCCACGCGCTCAAAAAATGATTACTGAAATTCACGATCACATCGACAAATTGGGTGGCGAACTGCTATATTGGGTGTAAAATGGGCGACTTAAGTTTATTTGGTTTTCTCGGTTTCTGGCTTGTCTTGCTAGTCCGGGTCCTCTCAGCCCGGGCTAGCATTTCTGGAACAAAAAAAATAAAATACTAATATGGAGGGATAAAATGAAAGCGTATCTTCTCTCACGAGAAAATGGAGTCATTCAGATTGGAAGAACTGTTTACACTCTTCCTCTTAGGACAAAATTTGAGGGAACCAGGAAGGGCCTAAAAAAATATCCTTCTTGTGATGTAAAAGAAAATAGTTGGGAAGAGGCAGAAAAAGCATATAAAGAACTGGCCCAATCATAACACATCCGAAACCAGGGACTAAAGGAATAACGCAATGGCAAAAACAAGTTGGCGTGAATTGATAACTGAGGCCCTGGTGAAAAATAATGAAAGCTGGAAAGACATGGAATACATAACATTGTCAGAAAGAGAATTAGATGAGACGTTCAGTGAGATATATCATCCGGAATATGGGCCAGAAGGAAGGCCATTTACTGCTTGGACAAAGAAAAGGGTATATTTTCCTGTAATTAAAAACTGCGGTGAGCTTAAATTTTATGGGGTTGCATCGGTTTCACGAGATCCTGACGGAAAACCAACGGAACATATTGGAAAGGAAACATAATAACAGAAGGGGGGTGATATAGCTTTTCAGCCGGGGACCGCTAGGATCCCCGGCTTTTTTGTTGACTAATTTATATTAATAATTTATTTTTTTATTTGGGGGTAAAGATGAGAAACAAGTTATTGTTTTTAATTATCGTGTTTTTCTTATTATGGAGTTGTGTAAAAGTTAAGTCAGTAGTGACTATTCCTGAATATTCGGGTGTAAAATTTAAGAAGATCATGGTTGTGGCTATTATTGATGATATGGATTTCATTAAGAGGGTAGAGACTCAAGGCGTGGTGGAGATCCGGAAGCGGGGCGGTGAAGCGATTCAAGGGTTTAAGCTTTTCTCTCCATTCAAAAAGTATAGCCAAGATGAGTTTGTGGGGATCCTAGATGAGAACAATATTGACGGTATTCTTGTTTTTTATCTGAAGGGGACAAGAGAAAACACCTTCTACCTTCCCGGCAGTGTTTTTACAATTGGTCAAATGACGGCAAGTGGGAATAGTGCGACTTACTCGGCAATGTCAGTGGGTGGCGGGCTATACCCGCTCAGAGATGTTGATTATTCCTTCTCCATCGGCTTAATGGATAGAAATAATACTTTAATATGCTATGCAGAGTCTATTATAGAGTCTAGAAATAATACTTGTATAAATATTATGATGAAAAAAATTATCTCTGTAATTGATAAATATCTCATTTTATCTCGTTGATTATAGATAAATTTATTTACTGATACGGGCTATTTCTTTTTTTCTTTTCTTTTTTCTTTAAAGGGGGGTGCAGGGGGGATTTTTTCTTTTTTCTTTTCTTTTTTTCTTTTATCGTAAAGTGTGGCAGTTTTTGTGGCGGTGTGGTCGTTTTTGTGGCAGTTTTTTTGTTTTTTGTTTTGTCTTAATGTTTCTAATTGTTTCTATAACCATTTTGTTTTCAGTCGGTTACGGGGGAATAAAGTATAAAAAAAGAGTGCCGAAGAGGGGACTCGAACCCCTACGAGCGAAATGTGCTCACTAGCCCCTCAAGCTAGCGTGTCTACCAATTCCACCACTTCGGCACAATTTATTTTCGCCTTTTCCAGGCA